AAGTGAAGCACAGGAGCAAACTGAAGACGAAACTGTTAAGAAAGAAGTAAGCCAACCTGAAGGGGATACCCAGACGGAGCCTGAACCTTTCGCTGATAGTGGTACGACAGAATCTCTTGATACTAGTAAGAAAGACTCGACTGAAACAAAGGAGGATACTCCGGAAACTACAGAGTTTGATTACGAAAGTGCTTATAAAAAGGTATCTGAACCTTTCAAGGCCAATGGCGTTGATATGCAGGTTAAGGACCCTGAGGATATAATCCGTCTAATGCAGATGGGTGCTAATTATCAGAAGAAGATGGCGCAGTTAAAGCCTAATCTGAAGTTAATTAAGATGTTAGATAAAAATGAGCTTCTTGATGAAGCAAAATTACATAATCTAATTGACTTATCCAAGAAGGACCCTAAAGCTATCGCCAAGCTTGTTAAAGAAAGTGATGTAGATCCTTTAGATATTGACAAAGATGCACCTACAGATTATCAGCCAACTAACTATACAGTTACTGATAAAGAATACAATTTAGATCAAGTACTTGATGAAATCAAAGATACTGATACTTTTAATAAGACTATTAACGTTATGACTAAGGAATGGGATACTCAAAGTAAAACAATTATCTCAGAAAATCCAGAAATCATTGGTATTGTTAATACTCATATGAGTAATGGTGTATTTGATAAAGTTAATACGATGCTGCAACAGGAAAAAGCGTTAGGTAAATTAGCTGGTGTTCCTGATGTAGACGCGTATCGACAAATTGCTGAGTACATGCATCAAAATGGTCTTCTTCGTCAACCAGGCGATAAGAAAGTAGAAGCATCCAAAGTATCAAGTAAAACTGACGAAAAAGCTGATGCTGATCGTGATAAAAAACGAAAAGCAGCAGCACCGGTCAAGCAGACTACTACAAAAAAAGGTCCAACTGATGAAGACTTTTTAGGTCTATCAGATGAAGCTTTTATGAAGAAGTATGCTGTCCGGTAATTAATCACTATTTAACCAGGACAATAAAATGGCTGGCGAAACTGTATATAATACTCCCGCTCAGGGTACCCCTACTGGAACACCTTCCAGTATAGGTTCCCAAGCGGTAATGGATTATTATTTCAAAAAAGCCCTTATTGCTGTCCGGGATCATCAGTATTTCATGCCTTTGGCTGATGTACGAGCGATGCCTAAGCATATGGGTAAGAAGATTAAGCAAGATGTCTACGTTCCTTTAATTGACGTAGCAAACACAGGTACTCAGGGATTAGATGAAGATGGATTGTATCTTCAAGCTACTCCGGATACTTGGACTGGCTGGAATTCAGCAGGTGCTGTAGTAAGTGCTGCTTATGCAAATGAAGCTGCTGCTATAGCAGGTTCCGGTGTAACAGATGTTGCGCAAAATGACCAAAATTTTTATGGTTCATATAAAGATATTGGTGCCATTAAAAAGAAGATTCCAACTCTCCGTGAGAACGGCGGTCGTGTTAACCGAGTAGGTTTCACGCGTACTCAAGTTGAAGGTGAACTTCTTAAACGTGGTTTTTTTACTGAGTACACTCAAGAATCAATGGATTTCGATAGTGATGCAGATTTACTATCCCATATTGTTGAGGAAGCTCTTGTTGGTGCCAACGAATTGACTGAAGCTGAGCTTCAGAATGATTTAATCACTACCGCAACTTCTAGCGGTACTGCTTACTATTGTTCTGGCACTCCAGCAGTTACTGTTGGTGGCACTTTAGAAGTTGATGAAGTTGTTGACTACGCAGATTTAATGAATCTTTCTATTGCTTTGGATGATAATAAAACTCCTAAGCAAACAAAGATTATTAGTGGTTCTCGTATGATTGATACTAAAACCATTAATGGTGGTCGAGTTATGTTTATAGGAACTGATTTAATTCCTGTAGTACGTAAAATGAAAGGAATTGATACTAGTTCTGCTGTAGGTTCCGGCTTTGTTGGTGTAGAAAAATACGCTGATGCTGGTACTGTTATGCATGGTGAAATCGGTTCTGTTGATCAATTTCGTATCGTTGTAGTTCCAGAAATGCAGTATGACCGTTTAGGCGGATCTGGGGCATCCGATGACGGTACTGGTAAAGATGGTGTCGATATTTATCCAATGCTAGTTGTTGGAGATGGCGCATTTACTACTATCGGTTTTCAGACTGATGGAAAGAGTGTTAAATTTTCCGTTAATCATAAGAAGCCTGGTAAAGAAATTGCTTCTTTAGATGATCCATATGGTGAGGTAGGATTCTACTCCATCAAATGGTATTACGGATTTATGGCACTTCGTCCAGAGCGTTTAGGTATTATTTGGACTGCTCTAGTAGCAGTATAATAATATTGTTTGACCGTCCCTCCGACCGCTACTCGCAGAGTAGCGGGAGGGGGACATTCTTTTAAATTATAATTTGGAGGAAGCATGGAAGATACCACAGCAGCAGTTCCCATTAACTCAATGACAGATGATGAAATTAAACAGGAATTAAAAGATAACGGAGTTACTTTGCATCA